TGTAAATAATCCAAATCTTATATTTACAGAAAAGTAAAATAAATTAAAAAACGGAAGTATAAGTAATACCATTATCTAAAGATTTGAGGAAAGGTTCTTTCTTGAGAAATACATTAGAAACAAAATCTTGAAAAATTAATTTTTTAGGATTACTTATATGTATCCAAAAACTCTTTCTTTTTTCAAGAATTACTTGTCCTATAAAAATCTTTTTATTTGGAAAGTCTATAGAACTTTCATTCTTATTAAAATATTGTTTCATTGCATCCCATGCTTCTTTCGCTCCACATTCAGGAATAATATCTACAGCTCCTACAGAAAACTGATAATATTTACCATATTTTTGGATATTAGGAGCATCGTTCAATTTAATGATATTTCCAAAAAGATGATCTGATATAGGACTCGGATTAAAACCTTGTTTCTTAAGACGGTTATGATCGCTGGGAAAGCGAACTCCGGAAACTATTTTAATTTTTGTTTCTTTATTAAAATAATCAGAGAGAAAAGATCTTAACGGTTCTAAGATTCCTTGAGTTATATTCTGTAATAAATGCATCTGTAAAACAGTAAGAACATGATGGTCTCTTTTACAGAATTCAGAATACCAAAAATTCTCAGATAGTTTCATAATATTAGCCTTATTTATATTGTAAGACAATATAGATCAAATAGGATCTTTTGTTAAAAATCTTAAAATGATATTTCCTACAATAATAATTCCTGTCGCTATCTCAGTAGGAATAATTTTTCCTGAGAGCTCATTCGCAATAATAACAGCGCCAGATATAACATTAAAAATAATAGTTCTTGATCTTTTCCAGTTTTTTTTCATATAATCCTCCTATTTTACTTTAAGATAAACAAAAAGAAATCCAAAGACAAACATAATTAATTGGATAATAAGACTACTCATTCCTGCTATTACCCAATTCTTTATCCCGTCTATCCTTTTATGAGCAGATAGAATTTCTTTAGCTTGTTCTATTTGCTCTTTTTCAAGATTCTCAATACTAACGACTACTCCACTATGATCCATGCATTTCTCCATTTATTTTCCCCCATCTTGACCTCTAAAGTCTATAAAACCAAGAATTCCAAAATTGCATGTCCTTGCAGAATACGGATCGCAGAAACATAAAAATCCATGAGATGAAAAATTATGTTGACATTCTACAAACGAAGACCCATAATGTCCATAGACGGTCATACTTGAATCGTTCGCTGCCATCCACAAATTATTGTTCTTCCAGAAGTCAATCCCATAACTTATAGGAGCACAAACAGATCTGCACGCTCCACCTCCAGGAGGAGAAACAAGATAATGGACTATAGTATTAAATGTCTGAGGAATATAAATATTATTTCCTGTCAATGTCCCACCGCTTATTCCTACAGGAACAGAATATGTAGGAGGATTATATGTCGCATGCCAGAGTGTCTTATGATAATTACCTTCTTGCATACATTTATATGGGTTAGACCAAGAAGCAGACGTCCATTGAATCTGTGTCCATCCAATTCTTCTGTAATATTGAACAGCTGCGATAGGATCTGCTATTAGATTTACAGCATCTATGCTTGTATCAAATCCTATATCGAAGGAATCATCTCCCAATTTACAAAGAAAAATATATACGTTTGCTCCTACAGAAATTCCATTAGCGATTGATTCTGGAAATCCATTTCCCTGATGTCCTTTGGAATAAGGAATAGAAATTAATCGTTGCATTCTTTTCTCAAAGGCTCCACTTCCCGGCATTGTTAGTAATACAGTTCCAGTAGAATCAATAGCGACTCCTTGTTTAAATAATAATTTATACATAAAAGTATCATCTGCTCTTGACCATCCACATCCTTCAATAAAATATTTAGGACTTACAAGAGCACCTATTCCAGTAATTTGACTCTGTAAATCCTCAAGAGCATCAGTTATTTTCGTCCCAGGAACACCAGATGTATTTGAGATATCGGTAGAAGTCAAATTATCAATCTGGATCTGCAATCCATCATCTGCAGAAATTCTTGCTGCTGCTTCGTTCGCATCTCCAGTCGCTCTCGCATTAGCTTCTGATAAAATAGCAAGACCAAGTTTTTGATCTATAGCAGTATTTAATTGATTCATCTGATTAAGAGATTCTGTAGGAGCGTTAAGACTGAATCCTTCGTCAGTAATAACATTACAAATCTCTTCCTGAATCGCATTCATTTCTTCGTGTCTTACTTGAGTCGCATCTCTTACTCCAGGATCTTCATCTGCATAAATATTTTTGCCATCTTCAACGATATATCCGTCACCGATTGTTCTATGCATCCTTAACCTCCTATGTCCATATTATTTGTACATGAGCAGGAGCAATCTGATTTATCCTGCATTTTAAATATTCAAGACTTATATCAGATAGAGAGATAACATGGAATATTACTTTAAATTTAGAAGTAATACTCCATAACCTTGCTCCTGCAATTCCTTCTATAGGTGTTCTGTCAACTCTATTATTATCTACTCTGAAAACGCTTCCGTATCCATAATATTCTGTTATAATAATTATTGCTCCCAGAGAAAGAGCATAATCTATATAGAATTGCTTGCTTTGCCCGTAGTAATTTCCTGTATATTTTGCATGGCATATCTTTGCTCTTTCTTCTTGTGTCGCTGCAAGAGGAGAACAAATATCAGGGAGACCAAGATCGCTCTCCCATTCTGGTAATAGCTCCCGAGATAATCCTGGAATAGCTTCTCTTATTAAATCTGTAATTCTATCCTCGAATTTCTCAAGTTCTACAGCGAAAGACATCAATAATTTACCGAACCATTTCATACAAGATGTCCTATAATTTGAATTTCTGCGAATCCGTTCATCGACTCCGCACCATCTACAAAAACATATAAATCGGCAGAATTAGAAACAGAAGTTCCAGGAGTAGACCAAGAATCAGAGCGTATCCAAGAAGATCCGTTCCAGTAATAACACCATATAACACCAGATATTCTTTCTATTTTATATCTTTCTTTTTTAGGACCAGCTCCAAATACTCTTTCTGCAATTCCATAAACTGCTTTCATGTGAGAATCGTAATAATAATGAAGCTCTTCAATCTTTGTTCCACCAGAATTTTTAACTCCAAAATGGACAGATGTATTACCTCCCACTTCACTTGCTGATCTCCAAAAATCAGCGATTAATGTGAAATTACCATTTAGCATCTGACCAGAAGGAGGAAATAATCTAAAATTCTGATTAAGAGTAGTTTGAGCTATTCCCTCCCCATTTTCTACAGTCTGATACCAGTCATCTGTAAATTCAGAATCCCATCCAGTACCAAGACTTGATTCAAAAGTATTCCAAATAAGATAATTTCTAATAGAAGGAGATCCCCATAATTCAGAGGTAGATATACTTGAAGATACTAATCCCAATCCTAAAGAAAGAGATCCAAATATTTCACCAGAAGCTATTCCTACAGGATAGATAGAATCACTTGTCCATATAAAAGGTATTCCCACAGATTCTTGACTTGCAATTCCATTAGGAGTTATTATAGTCTGTCCTTGACTTATTGTAATTCTACCAAAATCTTCACCAGACGGTATTGAATAGAGAGATATATCCAATTCATTCGGAAGCTCTATTCTCCATATCCATCCTCTGGGAAATAAATTAATAAGAGCGCCAAGATAATCCCAGCGAGAATATTTTCTTTTAGGAATTAATTCTTGTAGATAAGACATTAAATAAGCTCCGAGAAAGTTATAGAATCAAGCCAAGGATATTGATAACCGGATAGATCAATATTATCAATAGGAACAGGAGAACCATCTATATAAATATTATCAATTTCATAATCAGATATCCCAGAATTAGAAATCGCCGCTCTTAATTGAGAGATCAATATATCTGTTCCTGGTTCATGAGGAAGAAGCAAAGATATTATATTATTTTCTATACTTTCTTCATAATCTGATCCAAGAGGTATGATTCTGATATTCATTGACAAAAGAGCTTTTCCTGGGGAATCAGATGAATCTGTTATTGATTCTACAGTAAGATTTGCTGTTAATGGTTTAAGATCATTCATATAAGCCTGAAGATCAGAAATTAATAACGCAGAAGGAACAGGATCATCTCCTGTCGCAGTAATAGCAACAGCGACAGTTCCAGGACCATCTGCTAACGGATAACACCATGCTCTATCTACTCCAGGAAATGATAAAGCCCATGTTATATAATCTGAAGAGGATCCTCCAGAAGGAGTAGATTGTATTCTTTGAAGTATTCTTACCCTATAATCTTCATCATCTTCAACATCTTCTCCTCCAGTGATATCTCCATCTACTTCTACATCATCTTCAATTCCTGCAATCGGGGATATCATTTGAAGATATATAGGATCTGGAGGATTCGGTCTTATAAAATTTCCTATTTCTCCAGATTCTATTGCTTGAATAGTCGCTGTCGCTACTCCTCCAGTAATCGTAACTGGAATAGTCGTTCCATATTCAATCCCATCTTCATTCTGAATCCTTGTATCTGAAGGAATTATTGTACCATCAATCCCAGAAAAAATAGCAGACCCGCTTGCGAAGGATCCTGCTTTTCTGTCAATATTCCACATTTCTCCATGTCTATTAAGAAATTCTGTCTCTGCTGTCGTAACAAATAATTGATCCACAATCCACTGTAGATATCCATATAAACCATGAAGAACTCCAGCGAATACTCTTGCAAGAACTCTAAGAACTGCTACTCTTAATAATGCTAATCCACCAAAGAGTCTTGCTTCTATTCCTTTTTCAATGCGATCTTTTATAGTTTCAATAGAAGGTCTATCAAAAGACATTCTTACCTCCTAATTAATTGTTCTTCCCAATTGTAGTAAAATTTATAAAAAATAGTATTACCTTCTGGCTTTATAAAAGATAATGTAAATGCAAGAGTAGTATTAAGATCTCTTCTTCTTTCTACATTTACTTCTATCTTCTCTATTATTCCATCATCTATCATCCATTTAAATCCATCAAGAAGATATTCTTTAGCTCTTGCAGGTATTTCTCTTTCTGTTTTTGATCTTCTTAATAACCATAATTTCGTCCCCATTTTATAATCAGGAACAGGAGGAATAGAATCACCGAACCATCCACCTCTGTATCCACCATCATCTGGTAAAGGATCATCATCATCTGCATATTTATCTGTCCCTAATGTAATAAGAACAGCAGTCTCAAATCCAGGATCTCTCAATACATCACGATCTCCAAGAATTACTTCACCATACTGGAATTGATATGGATTAAGATCGAAGTCTAAACGTATATCTCCAGAATCAGGTTCTTCCGCTGGAGGTAAAGAGCTTGAAGGTGTTGAGACCTTCTTAACAATGGGAAGTCCAAAATTTTCAGAAGATACAATACTATTTGGATGTATCATCTGCAAATCCGCAGATATCGTCGGAGTTCCCCAAGATTCAGATGATGTAATACTATTCGGAGAAATTCCTAATGCATTGAACGATAGAGAAGGATTTCCGAATAATTCAGAACTTATAATACCAGAAGGAATATGAATTCTTGATAATGTAGTTAAGAGGCTCTTAAATACTTCCGTCTGCATTTTATCATTAATAAATCCCCAGAAATGACCTCTCCAATAATCTGGTCTATCATTCAAAAAATTAGGAGATCCATAATTATTTATAATACCATTATATAGAAGCCAAGGAATATATCCTGGTAGATTATGAAAGAATATCCACCACGAAATATCTGTAAATCCACCTTCATCTACTCCAGATTGAATAGTATATTCTATATCTATACTATCCAAAGTAGTATCTTGATATCCACTATCATAATGTAATCCATTTCTCATAGAAGAAACATAGACTCTATATTGTATCTTGCCTCCTGGAGCAAGACTTGTTAGAATTACTTCACATTTAATCCAATCATCAGGATTATGATATCCATAAAGAATGCTATCTCTCATTAGAAACAATCCGGTAGAAGAAATAAAACTACCAGATCCTGGTCTTATCGTATATGTCGCTCTTGCGACATGAACTATTTTATAAGGACTGCATCTAAATGTTAATAAACGTCCTACTCCTGGCAAAGAAGATTCGGAAATAATAGAAATAGGCTGAACAGTGAAATCTCCAACATCTTCCCAGTTAGATAATATAAAATTCGGCCATCCATAATTCGGTCCGCCTATATAACTGGGATAGTAATAACTTGACATAATCTATTCTGCCTTTACCTTAGAAGTCATCTGATTATCTCCAAGATTATTTATAAATGTTGCAGGAATACTTCCTGCAGCAGAACCAGGAATTCCTGTTATCATATTTAAAGGAGTACTCGTTGAAAAACTGCCAGAAGGAGCTGCTGTAAAATTATGTACATGAGAATTGAATATAGAAGCGAATTCCTCATTTATTAATTTCTTTAAAGATGTATTTCCTAATTCTATTTTTGAAAAGGCTTTAATCTTTACATCTTTATTAGGAGTATTAATTTCTATACCATTATCTTTTGTTAATTTACAATAATTTCCATCATTATCATAAATAGCAACTCCGCCTTCTGGAAGATTTTTTAATCTATATCTTGAATCATCAATTGCAATCGCTATTCCATGATCTCTATTTCCATTTATAAAAAGAGCAATACATTCAGAATCAGATAAAGGATTACTTGTAAATCCATAATTCTGTACTCTTTCTACTTTACTCTTAGTCTCATCTTTCATAAGAGTTAATTGTACTATCTGCATAGCTGTAGAATCATCTACAAGAGAGACAATAGCTCTACAAATAGACATCCTAATTCTATTCTTAATAGGTTCTAATATTCTATTTAATTGAGAAATAAAATTCATTTCACCATCCAAATCCAATTGATTTACTTTTAGATTTTGTTTTAATAACTTTAGGAGGTTCTGCTAAATATGAATCCTTTCTTATAAATTTTAAAATAGAAGATGTTCCCTCATTATCTTGTTTATATTCTATTTCATAAAGTAATAAAGGATCATCAGGAAAAATTTTAAATGGAGGAATATCACAAGAAACCAGCATATTTATATCCCATATTTCTCCATTAGATTGTTTCCATGTAGGAATAGAAACTGATAATTTCCCAGATCTTCCTGCTCTTGTTTGTGCCTCCCAAGATGCTTTACGTGATGCAAGTGAATTCGTCATCTGTTCATCTGCTGTTATAATTTTAGGACGGTATCTATCAATACCTTCATCTCTTGATTCACCATAGATTTGAGAAGTAGAATTTTTCCACGAATTTCCATCACCAGATTTCTGTCCTTTTACTTTATATATTGAGAATCTATTAGCGAAATCATAAGAGATATCTGCATCCGTTATATTTTCTCCATAGATCAATTTATCAAAAGATTTTCTTGATCCTGAAGAAGTAAGAATAAGATCTCCGTTCATATTAGTTAAAGGAAGAATTCCCCTATCATTACATATTCTTTGTATTGCTTCAAACGGAGCTTCTCCTGTATTTAATGTAAAATCTTTAATATCTTCACCAAAATCTGTTTCTCTGATTACATTAATTTTAAAAGATTTCGTTAATTCATATATTAATTTTTGTAAATTTATATTTTTCCATGATCCTGGAGAATTATCTGCAGAGCAATCAATAAGATCACAAGTCTTATCCCTTCCTTTAATACTTAATTCGTGATTAGAAGGATCCACTTTTATATCTACAGAATCTATAAATCCTGTCAAAATAAGAATCGTATCAAGATAAATCTTACACGATAGATTTGGAATAAGATCTATAGGATTTTCCTCCCAGATATCTACCATATTAAAACTAAAAGATGAAGATAGTGTATCCATTGATCTATTCACAGATACATTTTTCCATCCTAATAATCTCGAGGATCCTATACTTAATGAAATTTCGTCAGGCATTTATTAGAACCTTTATAAATTGTCCACCAGGAACGAAATTAGGATTACTTATTTTATTTCTATCTATAATATCTTGTTCTTGATTTATATTCCCATAAAGATCATGAGAAATTACAATCGCTGGGAGTGAAATATTTAATTTATAATCGGCGAGGCGAGATAATTTTTCACCTCTTATTTCGAGATCCTTAATAACAGCGATTTGTAGATCATGCAGAGCTATATATAATTCATCTCCAGGAATAGATAATAGTATTATCTCTAATTTATTAAAGGCAATATCCCTATATAAATTAGATTCCTCAAGACTATCAAATTCCATTAAAGAAATTAATCCAAGAGCATTTACAATCGCATTCTGCTGAATAAAATCAGAATATATTTTAGAAGGATCATTTTCAATCAATTCCTGATCTGGTTCAAGATCCCATATTTTTTTCATTTCATCAAATTGATTTTTGGAATTTGAAGAATTAGCTTCAAAAGAATCGAATGAATTCGTTCCGAATGTGATAGCATCTAAAAATTCTTGTGATAAATCCTGCGCATCATAAGCTAATTGAGATATCTTTCCTCTTATATTTTCCATATCTTGTTTGAATGATGCAACAGAAGATACGATTCTTTTTGATCCTTCAATAAGATCCAATCCTTTATTAATTGTTCCAATTGCATTTTGAGAA